TTATAACCCCTGCGAATGATAATTCTCTCGATTCACTGATTTTGGGTTTGACTTTTCGTTTATTTCGGTCTTTTTACGATTTAATTTATCCAAAACAGAAGCTCGTGCTTTGATCTTAATCTGCTCCGTTCCAGCCCTTTTCACTTCCGGCTGCATAAGTTTATTCTGGATTTTCAGAAAAGCACTCTGCATAGTATTTTTAATTTTTGCAATCACTCCATCCAATCGTTTGGCTGCATACTCACGTTCTTTTTTAGAGGCTTTTCGTTCCGGAGAGAGCACCCAGTTTTTCGATTCTTCTACCAATCGGATATCTTCCAAGTGGGTTTCTTTTTTGACAGTAGCAGTAACAACTTCAACTGCTTTGTCATAGGCAACATCGGAAACTTCATCAATCAAATTTTCCACGTCTTCGATTTTCATAACTAATTCTTCAAGTTTTTCTGCTTGCAAAGCCAACTGTTCTTTCTGTTTGGCAAGAATGTAATCCTGCTTTTCTAAATATTTACGTCCACCATACTCTGGTTCCTCTTCTAATTGTAATCCATAACTTTTGGCAATATCAAAAAGTAATGCACGACAGGCAGAATCAAATACCATCTTACGATTATTGTTTCGTCCTGCAGGTTTTTCAGGATTTGGTAAATCAAAACCAAGCTTTTCTAACGCTTTTTCCTGTTGTGGAAATAATTCTCCATATTGATTTTCGCAATCAAACACATGACGTTCATGAATGTGAGGCGTACTCTCATCCAGATGAAGTGCCCAATCCAATATGTGAACATGAGTACCAAATCGTTCGGTAATTTCAACCATAAAATCCATAACTACCTGTAATAATATATCTGGTGAAACGTGATTGTCTAAAGTGCCAATTTGATAGATGGTTTCTTCCGGGCAGGTTTTCTTATGTTTTAAGATATCTGATGTGGTGCGATTACGTTCCGGGTGACGATTCTTAATATTACGTTCATTTTGTCCTTCAATAAATCCTTTGTAATGAATAGAATAATAAAGTTCTTCCGCTTCTTCAAATGTGTTTGCCAGTTCACATTCATTTCCCTTATCATAAAAAGTACGATATCCATTGAAGCAATCCCAGTAAATATTTCCTTTTGCCCGTTCTTCATCGATGTGCTCACTATTATTAATATTAAAACTGCGGTCATTGTGCTTGGGATTGTAAGCACCATTTTTCCCGGCACGACCATTGTGTCTTGTTAATTTCATTATGATGTTCCTCCATTCTTTGAAAATTTCCCTGAAAGGGATTTAGACAGCGAAGCTGATTCCTTGCTGCTTTTAGCGTCAAGTAATACCCAGTACTAAGTGGCGAGGCGCCACTGAACTGGGCAAGGCGGCTGCCCTTGACCTGCACAGGGATATTGCATTCCCTGTACCCATGCACAAAGAAATTGCATTCCTCTGTACACCTGCTCCGAAAGAACCAATTCCATCACAATTGAGATTTCATTTCGTTCCTTCGGTTTATGCCAAATCATTCACCGAATAATTAGGCATAAGAAAAGCCGATGCATTGGCTTTTCGCTCAAAATGCATCGGCTGCTTCATCTGACCTGATTGGTCATATTCAGTTATAAAGTTTCGTTGGTTATTTTTGTATTATTTTATGCCAGCGTTCATTTCCTTCAAGAAATCCGTAGGTTTCTTTATCTTGGAAGCAATTCAATAACTCTTGTTTTAGTTGCTCTAAAAATGTGCTGTTTGATTTTTTGAAATCCATGTGTTCATACAATGGGGAGGTTGAAAAACTGGTGATATCATCCAGTGTAGTAAGCATGACTTCCATGGTATCTAATATAGTATCAATATCCTTTTCAGCAGTTGCAAGATCCAGTCTACAGGATATTTCATGGTATTTACCCATTTCAAATAATTTTGCCAGTTCTTCCTGCTTGTCTGTAAAGAAATGTGCTTTATCAAAATTTTGTTCTTCTAAGTAGAGCATGTATAAACTGTTTAAAGTCATACTTAGAATCCCATATTCAGAAAACAAGATTTCTTCATAAAGTTTGTAAGCATCATCTGTTCGGTTTGTTTTGCTGTAAATAATACCTTGTTTTAATTTGCGCTGTGGATTTTGAGTAGAATAATACTGCAAATATTGTTCTGCTGTTTCGTATTGTTCGTTTCGAGAATAATACCCAAAGAGAGAATCGGCAGCACTGGTGCGAAGGGATTCTTCATCACTTTCCAATGCACGCTTATAACAGTTTAGGATATAGTCATCATAATCCATGGCATTTGGAATATCTTTTATCAAACGCTGTGCATCCAGAATGGTTGCCAGCTGCCAAATTAACATTAAGCAATTTGGATAGGATTCGATGATGGATTTTGCCCAACAGAAAACTTCATCATAAGTTTCCGTTTTCAGTTTCTGATCTGCTTCCATAACAATCGAAGCGATTTCTTCTTTTGTCAGATTTTCCTGAAACGAAAGAAGAGTATCAAGGGATATTCCCAGAAGTCGTGCGATTGGCGCAAGCAATGTGATGTCTGGATAAGAGTTTTCATTCTCCCATTTATTCACGGCAGGAGTTGTTACACCTAAACGATTTGCCATTTCTTCTTGTGTCATACCTTTTTCTTTTCTATATTTTCGGATGGTTTTTCCTATCTGCATGATTTAAAGCCTCCTTTGATTTATTAACATCGGCCGCTGTCTATAGTTCAATCATAACAAATTAAGATGAAATCAACAATTGAGCAGATGTTAATTAAAAAGAAATAAATTTAACTAATATTCAATACCCCAAACGTATAATGACAAAATGACAAAAATGATATCCTGTTATATCAACAAACTTTTCATCACTCTCTATGTTCAAGAATATCCACTTGCATTTTGCCATTTTTATCATTTCTGTCATTTACGATAAAGCCAAATCCATCTGTTCAAATGGATTCGTTATTGTATCGTCTATCGTTTCAAAATCGGATTCTTTTACCGAAGTATCTTTAAAATAATACACTCCGTCAGAGAATCGTTTGATCACAAATCCTTTGTCAGCCATATATTCCCAGAATCGAGACTTCCCATGTGGTGTTCGTCCATTGTCTTCGCAGTATTCTTCATACATTTTATACACATCACTGCGTTTCATTTTTTCTCCGCCTTTATGGCAGAGCATATCATCAGTAAAAGCTTTCACGCTGTCAGCTGAACGATAAAGATTAGCGATACATTCTTTGCTATGATCACTTTCAGCGAAATGATTATCTGCATATAACTGTTTCAACGCCAGCATTGCCATGTGAATGGCATAGTCAGATTCCTTGCACATCTTTTCTTTTAGCTGAGAATCTTTTTGTTCTTCTGGAATCGTACGGTTGATATCTAGAACCAGTAGACGTCGATAGTAGGCATTTGTTTTATCATCTAAATTCAAAGGCATTTCGTTGGCTGAAAATAATAGCTTCGCATAGCTGTTAAACTGTGTTGGGTCTTGTCCTTTCTTTTCATAAAGGAGTGTATCTTCTCCAACTGCTTTCTTGATAATATCAACACTTTCCATAGCTGTGCTTGGAATATCTGCACAGGCATTTAATAACTTACCGAATAATCCAGTCGGATAAAATCGTTGATTCAGATTCTGTAAAGACATACTGGAATAATTGCCATTTCCAACGATGTGCTGGATAAATGAAATAGCAATGGATTTTCCAGTTCCACCTTTTCCCTTTATCATCAGAAACTTCTGAAAACGAGTATCTGCGGTCATGCAATAGCCAAGATACTGCCAGAACATCTTCTGGTCAGTTTTATCAGGAATAGAAAAATCCAGATACCTGCGAATTTGTGTTCCACCTGTGAGAACAGTTTCCACTTGTTCCGGATGAAAGGAAAAAGGTATTTGGTTAATCATCAGATATCTTGTGTCATGTTCAATTAATCTCCATTCCATCACGTCAAAATATCCGTTTTGGAAATTTACCCAATGGGATGGCTGATTGTTCAGGTCAGAAAAGTGTTTCTGCACCTGTGTCTGTGATACCAACAGATTGTAAATGCCTTGGATAGTCGTTGCTTTGATACAATCACGAAATATCAGCTTCTGAATGTGAGATTTTAAATGTATGCCATTGCGATCTTCATGGTAACAGCCGTCTTTATAGATATAAGGGGTACTTCCGAACATAAAAAAAGGAACCGTCTGTATTAGATAATCTACAATCTCCATATCAAATACACCGATTCGCTTTCCTTGTTCGTTGAATCTATGAAATTTATTTAAGTCCGGTTGGTCTGATGGTTTTCCTTCAAAGCGTTTTATAAAATCCGACATAACCGCTTTTAACTCGGGTAAATACTCTGATTTTGCAAGGTATTCTTTCTCCTTGAATAAACTCCATCCCTTGCGATAGTTTAGATAATTATTTTGACAATACACTTCCAGTAAATCATTGATCTTTTTACTGGAACAGGCAGGAACATAAACGTAATCCATTTGACAAGTGCCAGTACAAGCAATTTCATCCATGTATTCAATAAAACTGTCTACAGAATGGTAAGCATCTGATCTGTTTATAAGAAAAATAGCAGGATATCCGGCATAAATAAGTGCATATGCAATATCCAGATTATCTACAAGAAATAGATATTTTTGTTCTGTGGTTTCTGGTTTGGTTTTCATATAGTGTTCTAAAAAACTTTTATTCAATGTAAATCCCTCCTAACGTAAAAAAAGACGCTCCAATCAAGGACCGCCTTTCGATAAATATTTTATTTATATGATGGCTGAATATAAGGCTTTTGCCTTTGTCAGACCATCAATCCAGTTACATATGATAACGATAGACTCAAGATTTACATTGATTTGTGTACGACACCTTTTCGCCCACCAAGTACTTTCTTTCCTTTTAGATCATCCCATGAGAAATCCGGCATTTCTTCCCGGGCGACAAGGAAGTTGCCTGCGCGCTGTGTCAGCTGTGCAAAGTTGACGACATAATCATTAGCCCCTTCGTTGTAAGTGTAGATGGAAGCTTCTGATCCCATAAAGCCGATATCTGCCTCGCCGGAGAGAACGGCGGTCATTGTCTTATCGGCACCAAATGGGGCAATATAATTAGTACAAAATAATTTACAAAAAATCTACCTCTTTTATTGTGCAATCATCATTAAGGTGTATCTGTTTTATTATGGACCGCCAAAATGCCCTACGATTCTCAAGTGATAAAGAATCATACATTTCTTTAAAGTCTGTCCGCAGAAGCTTTTCTAGCTCAGAATAATTGCGTTTCGGTTCTTCAAGTGAAGGATCAGAGGCAGCGAAAGCGAGTTCCTCTTCTAATCGCTGGTATTCTTCATCGTAATAATCGAAAGATATTCTTCCCTTTTGGAATAGCAAATTAAGTCTTTCCATCTCCTTACTCAGCTGTGCAGGATTTTTTGCTTTGCGAACTTTCTTTTTCTCCTCATTAATTTTATTGCTTCTTATTTTATATTTTTCATATTCACTAGATAAGTTCTCGAGCAAATATTGTTCGATAAGGTTCTGACTTACGCGGTGTCTGTTCGGACAAAGATGGTCGGCTAAAGCTTTGTTGCAGCGGTAATAGCAGTAGGTACGCTTTTTACCGGTTTTGCGGTTTGAAATTGATGAGCATCCGGTTCCGACCAATTTCTGACCGCACGAAGGGCAGCGCATTAGACTTGTAAATAGATATACTCGACCTGATGGTGCCCGCTTTACATTACGGACGGAGATTTCTTGGATTTCATTCCATTCTTTTTCTGTAAGATACGCAGGACAGTAGGGATATCCTCGATACGTACCCTTATAAAATTCGCTAGAAAGCATAGTTTTAAGCATACCATAAGAAAAATAGATTCCATAAGTGCGCTGCATGTATTTCAGCGCATCTTGTTTTCCCTGATGTTTTTTATAATGCCGAAAGAAGTCTATTACCATGCGTTCCGTTTCGGGATCTTTAATCATACATTTTTTTCCGTCAACTACACCAGATTTATAGCCGAATGGCATATTTGCTTCGCCGAAAATCAGACGTCCATTCTTGATAGATGCTTCGTTTACAAATTTAATACGTTCGGAGGTTGTGTCAACTTCATTTTGTCCAAACGATAGTACGACATTTAATTGCAGCCTGCCATCACGCGTCTCCATGTTGATTCCGGGTTCAGATGCAGAGATCCACCGCACACCATATTCGTCAAGAACGTCCTGCACTTTATAGAAGTCTGCTAAACTACGAAACCAACGGTCGAGTCTCCAGAAGAGAATCACATCAATTTTCTCTTGCTTTACATCCTCTATCAGAGCATGGATAGCTTTTCGTTTCTTAAGTTCCTTTCGTGCGGTTTTTCCCTCGTCTGCATACACTCCAACGACAGACATGTTATGTTCTTTGGCATAGTGCTCTAAATATTCTTTTTGCGCTTGTAGGGATTTTCCATGTACACTCTGCTCGAAGGTAGATACACGGATATAGATAGCACATCTCAAAATTTTTTCAGGCATTTTATATCACTCCTTCGTTAATTATATTAAAAATAAGTATAAAAATAACAGCCATCGAATACATGTTCCGATTGCAAGGCTGTTTCGAAGATGATACAATATATTTGTTAAGATAACTGTACATCTTCTGGTGTATATCAAGCCGTTCCTGTTGGCGCAGGGGCGGTTTTTCTTTATGCTATTTATCTAATGGCATCGCTTGCAAGGCTCATAGCCTTGTGCTTGAGCATCACTTAACGACATTTGATAAGAAGTGGCAGGATTCATCTGTCCACAACTGTTATAGCTATGATATTTGCTTCCAGTAGCAGAGATCCATACCATTTGTGCTTGAGCTTGTTGTTGTGCCTGTAGAGCTGCCTCTTGTTCGGCGGCGATTCTAGCAGCTTCAGCTTCTTGTTGAGCTTGAAGTTCTGCTTGCCTCTGTGCTTCGAGTTGAGCTTGTTGTTCAGCTTGTCTTTGAGCTTCAAGTTGAGCTTGTTGTTGTTCAAATCTTTGAATGTTTTCGTCAATTTGTGCGAAATTTACTGTTGCGTGATCGCTATCTATTGTGTCGCTATTACAATACACGTTTGGTATGCATTGGGTTAAGTTTTCGCCTATGTCTTTTCTTACATCGCCGTCATTGCAGTGATAATACAATAAATATCCGTGCCACATAAGCTGTTCCATTAATGCGTTATCGGTAAAATACTGATGATTTAAGGATTTTATTTCATTTACGATTTGATTAGCCTGTTCATCAGTCAGAGATGATGCATTTTCTTTTGCCGTAATGCTAATTTGCTCAACACGGTCAGAGTGATTTTCGTTTGCTGTGAAGAGTGGTGTTGTTAGCAGATCCGCATTTACAGGAACGGCAGTTGGTATAAAAGTCGGTCTCTTTTTCTTTAAATCTTTCTTAGCGGCAAGTTTTTTCTTTTTGACATCCACCACTAGTTTTTTACTTTTAACTCCTTGATGGTCAGCCCAAATTTTATAGGTTCCCGCCTTGGAGGCAGTGAATACTATCCCATCATCAGAAAAATCTATTTCTCCACCAGAAGATTTATAGGCTGATTCAGGAATCGTATAACTATCTGGCGAGACAGATGTTTGAATTGGTATCGATTGATTCACATAATAAGTTTTTGAATCATCCAGTTCTAACGAAATGCTTTCAAGATCTGGAGAAAAGGCAGCACTACCAATTCCAAAAATAAGTAAAAAGGCAGTTACTATACCTTTTACTGATTTCTTCCAGTTTGAGTACTTCCACATCAAGAAAAGTCCCACTGGGAAGAAAAATACAAGCCAAAAAACAATCCATCCTGTTCGTTTATACCAAACAGTATCGTCATGATTATTAGGCGGCATATTGTTACTTGATGATCCGCTATAATGTTTCGGAGTGTTGTAGGCGGGAGGAGCTTGTTTAGTGCCTCCTACTGTTTTTACATAGGAAATTCCAGTTCCTGGTATTCCAGCAGATACAGTCTTTTTCCCTTTTGAGTTCACTGTGTAGTGAGCACCCTTCGTTCCAATAGTAGCACTTACACTGTTTTTGTTTAAGTTAATTTTTAGCCCTGGAGCAATTTTTATACTTTTTCTAAATCGTAGCCCCATATCTTTTCCTCTCTTTCCCCTGCAAATGTTTCTTTCGTAACGCCACATTTATATATAATCTCTTAAGAGTTATATATCGATATGTTCCCCAACAGCCAAGTTCGGGATGAAGTAGATAACATAGTTGTCAATAGTAGTACATATACCATATTTGTCTCGGTAGCAATCAATAGCCTCCTGCAAGAATTCCTCTGTCACTTCGAGAAATTCTGCTATTTCATGCCTGCTTTGGCATCCGGCATTAAAAGCATCTATGATGCCACGCAATCCGATCATCCGGTTATACCCATGTAATCGTCCTTTTTGCTCCTGCTTTAAATTTTCAATATTTTGCAGATCAACTATATCACCAACAGCAGTATGGTAATGCCCAATTTCTTCTGCCAAAACACAAGCCTTTTCTGCTGTTGTTTCTAATCTATCGGATATTGCAATTCTATTTTTATATATCAAGCCATCGCTACTGGATAGAGCTTTTTCACGGACAACAAGTCCGTTATTACTTGCTTCTTCCAAAAGTTCTTCGTAAATCGTCATTGTGTTACTCCCATTCAGAGTCATCCATCATAATGTCTTTATCATGTTTTCTCATTTCATCGGTTACTTTAATATCAGTACGTTCGTGAGCTGCCATTACTTCTAGATGATCATTGGATTCTATAAAGTTTGGATTTCCAAGTAATATCTCAGAATAGTCCAAAAGATTTTTCTTTCCATTATTATTTAACCTTTGCATGTTTTCCAAAAGTTTATATTCTAATTTATTTTTTCGAAGGGTGATTTTATCGTAAGCTTTTTTAAGCTCTTCTACATTGTTATTAAACGATATATCGTCAGGAGCAATTGTGTTCTTGAATTCGTAGTCATTACGTTCCATAGGTACGTCAAAACCCATTAACCATGATTCACTTACATTTAATGCTTTGCCTAAAACAAATAATTTTTCTTGATTAGGCTCATTTTTTCCGGAACAGTATTGACTTATGTCTGATTTGTTCATTTTGATTCCATATTTTTCGCAGTATGGAATAGTTAATTTTAAGATATCGACTTGCCTAAGTCTCTTTGATTCCATGATTTTTCTTAATCTAGTAGCAGTGCTTTCTTTCTTCATTCTATTATGCCGCCTTTCTAGTTACAAATATAGCACATACTTAACAAAAGTTCAATATGAAAAACAATAAAGTTCAAAAAATTTAACTTTTGTATTGACAAGATGAAAAGAGGATGATAAGATACAATCAGTTCAAAAGTTTGAACAAAAAATGAAAGGAGGATAACATGGCGTTTAATTATGACAAATTAAAAGGTAGGATAATTGAGAAGTTTGGAACGCAGTACAGATTTGCAAAGGCTATGGGATGGTCGGAAAGAACACTATGTTTGAAGTTGAATAGCGAGAGACCTTGGAAGCAAACTGATATTTGCAAAGCGGTAGAGCTTCTAAAACTTACTCAGGAAGACATACCTAAATATTTTTTTAAAGAGAAAGTTCAAAATATTGAACTTTAAAAAGGAGATCAAATGAAACCAAGAAAAGATTTTTTAACAGACGAACAAGTAGAACAGGAAATCGAAAGATTGAATCAATCCGATGCCGTACAACTTTCCAGGCAGGAGCAGCGCATCAAATATAAAAGGAGACAGTATCTGTACCAACTCAGATGGCATGAGAAAAGAGGGAAGCAGTTGATCCGGGACGGAGTAACGATGGAACAGTTGGAATTGATGGAAAAAGAGATGGATCAGGAGTAGGAGGTAAGTAAGGAATGTGGATTTCAAGAAGAAAATGGGATTATCTGTTGTTTCGTATCGAAAAGTGCGAAGACAATATTAGAAATCAAAAAGAGAATACAGAGCTATTAGTTAGAAATACCGCAAAAAAAATCCTCGAACAACCAGGAGAGTTGCGCGAGGAAATTCAAGGAATTGAAAATATTGAAAAGTATATTGATGATTTTATTCAGTCTCAATAAAATCGCTTATAAAATCGTCGATTTCAGCGCTGGATGGTGTGCTATCGATCAAATTATATAAACGTTTTAGTTGGGAAGAAATTTCTACACTATCGTCAGATGATGCATAAATCTTTGAGTTTTTTGAGGTTTCTGTTTGTACCTGAAGAACAATACGTGTATTTGTGACGAGATACCGATAAAGAAGTAAAAAAAAGTAACCGTTATTATAAGAGCATACGAAACTATCTTCAGGGATCAAAATAGGTTTGTTTATTGTATCAACAGCAAGTTCCATAACTGAACCTTCTAGTGGGGAAGAATATATAGGCTTTAAATCAAAAGATGAGTTTTGATAGTGATTCCAAGACAATTCACCACTTTTTGTTCGTTCAATAAGATTGGATATTAAAAGCAAAGTGTTGTCATTCATTATTTATAATCTCCTTTTTGTCCATATTTCCGATTAGATAATCTAAGTGTTTGCACAATGTCTCTTTATTTTCTTCTTTTATTGTGCCATTGATGAAACGTAAACTTCGTTGTATGTGGAACAAGCGAAAAGGGAAAGCAATAAACCAATACCGATTGCGGTAGGAATAAAGAGCTTGTCGCAATTGACTGCGTATTTTCAAGTTATCAAGTCGATCCTCTAAAATGTTATCTCTTAAGCTAATTAGATCAGATTGTATTCTAAGACGATTAGTATTGTAGTCCTTACGTTGCTCGGTGGAGTTTTTTAATAAGCTATGGGACAGTATGAATAACACAATAGACATGCAAAAACTAAGGATTCCGGCAATATCTGCAATGGTACTTAACATGTTTCATCTCCTTGTAGAATGATATTTGAATTTTACCATAATGTAGAAAAATTTACAAATTAAAAATAATTTAATTAGGAGGAAGTATGAACAATTTAACAGTAATCGAAAATGAACTTGTCCCAGTATACGAGACAAGCACTGGAGAAAAAGTAGTATACGGATCAGAACTGCATGAAGTT